GAAGGTGGTGTGGCTTTTGAGCAGTACAATGCAGATAGTCATATGCCTCCTGTGACGATGTTTATGCAAAAGTTGGATGCTCCTGGTTCTGTTGGGCCACATACTTATGCAGTTTATGTAGCTGGAGATGCTAATGGGAACACAATATACGTCAATAGAACAGAGGACGATAGCAACTTTACATATATTCAAAGAACAACCAGCAGCATTACTTTAATGGAGATACAAGGATGAACCATCAAGCCATTCGATTAGTTTATGCTAACGCAAAAAAAATTGACGACACTGAAGGTGTGTTTGATTTTGACGGAAATCCAATTGTAATTGACACCGAATTGGTGGCTGCAAAAATTGCAGAACTTCAAGCAGCAGAACCAATGCGTTTACTCCGTCAACAACGCAACCAACTCCTAGCACAATCCGATTGGCGATTCCGCAGTGACCTTACTCCATCCCAAGCATGGATCGACTACTGCCAAGCCCTTCGTGATCTTCCAGCAAACTCAACTCCTGCATTGGATGAGAACGGACAACTAACAGGCGTTAACTGGCCCACACCACCAACCGACTAACCAAGGCCGAGCAATGCTAACTGAACCAAAACGAGTAAAACGATGGATATAGAATTGATTAAAGAACTATCGAACCTGGGTGGTCTATTCATCGCTCTAATTGGTGCTGGTTGGTACGTCCGCTACATTTCAGATCAACATCGAGAAGAACGAAAAATTCTTTACGACAAGGACAGTGTAAACGATGAGGCGCTGCGCCAGTTGATGTCTAGTTCGCACAATCAGTTAATTCAGATCATGACCGGAGTAAATAATACACTAAAGGAAATGACGGTAGCGATTTCGGAGTTAAAGGCAACGATAGAACACGGGGAAAGACGGTGAAACTCCTGCTTCCCCTGTTGATTCTCAGTACAACAGCAGTTGCTACCGAGTTGGAATTTAAAACTCATTATCTGTTTGTTTGGACAGGCAACTGTACGAGTAGAATGATTCCGAGTTTTGAAAAACAGGGAATGCCGTGGAACTTTGCGTTTTCTCTCGCATCACAGGGATGTTCTTGTGTCATCGACAAGTTCCGAGAGAACTATACTCATGACCAGTTGCTAGCCCTTAGTGATTTAGAACGAGAAGAACGATCTCTATATTTTGCCCAAGTCTGTGGTGGGATTACTCAGGAGATGTAAATGGAAGAATTATTTAACCTCGCTTTAGAAACTGGATTTCTAGAAATGGGTCTGGTTGCCCTCGGTGCTCCAGCAGGATTGGTCATGGGAATCAAAATGTTCAAACGGATGAAGAAATGATCGAAACTCGGAACTTCAAACATAGAGAACTCAGTTGTAATTGCTGTGGTGGCAATCAGATGAACGTAGCTTTCTTAGAAAAACTACAGTTGATCCGAGACGAATACCAGCAACCGATGGTCATTAGTTCTGCATACAGATGTCCACGTTATAACGATGAGATTTCATCCACTGGACCCACTGGACCACATACGACAGGAAGAGCCGTAGACATTCTGATATACGGTCAGGAAGCCTATGAACTCATGAAACTTTGTTTGAAGTACGGAATGACCGGACTCGGATTTAAGATGGCTGGACCGAGGTCCACTAGGTTCCTTCATTGTGACGATTTAAATAACACCTCTAAATCTCCCCGTCCCTGGATCTGGTCCTACTGATCTTTCTGTACTAGTCGTAACAGTTTATCTATCTTTTCCTCTAACGACTGAAAATCCGTGTGTCGCAGGTTCGATTCCCGCTCTGGCCACTTCATCGTTTTTGTAACATCCTCTGTATTCTCTCTGTAAATTCCTAACGAATTCACCAATTCTTGTAGCGGCAAATGAGTCGTATTCAGATAGAGTTCTGTAGTCGATAAACGTTCATGTCGTAGCAGATGTTGCACGTGTACTGGGTTCATGTTTCCGGACAATAGTTCAGTAGCAACACTGGCTCTATAACCATGGAGTGGTTTCGGTCCATCTAAATCGATAGACTTCTGAAACTTTCTCATCGAATACGTGAGATGACTCAGTTCTTTAAAATGGTGATCCAAGTAATTAGTTTCCCCCTCATGTTTTTCGATCTGTAAAAACTCCAGTAGCTTCGGATGTATCGGGAGAATGGAGTCTTGTTTATTCTTTGTTGTCCAATCCTCTTTTCCTTCGATACGGATTCCAGATCCGATATCTTCCCAGTTCAGATGGAACAGTTCTCCTGCCCTCATTCCGGTGTACCGAAGCATGTAATGGGTTCTCCGAAGAATTTGATATCTCCGTGATCGTTGTGCTCGGTGATTAAGAATGGTTTCGATGATCTCCAGTTGATGAGTTGTCCAGACCTTCGGGATCTTTTTGTTGACCTTTAGCATCGGCACATGGAATTTCTGATGATTCAGATATTTATGACACCAGTTCAAATACGCTTTCAAAGATCGTAAATGAGAATTGATTGACCCATCGGATAGACCTTCGGACCGGAGATGATCGACAAAGTCCTTAAAAGTTTCGTAAGTAATGGAATCGGATGTCGAGAAGGCTTGCCATCGGGCTAATTGAGGTCGATAGGTATCAACAGTCCTCTCTGAACGATAGGTCCGTAGATAGTCCAAATATTGATCAATCATAGTGCCTTTACTAGACGAACGACTCTTCCGACAATAATGAACCCGTCACTATCATCCGCAGTAATCGTGAGATCTTTGTAGATCGGGTTATCGGAAACAATCCGGTATTCATCCTGAGCTACCCGTTGCACCCGTTTGACATGGAGAGACTCCCAGAGTCTCAGAACGTAGACTCCGTCACCGAGAAAGCCACTGTTCATGTGAACGAGAATCGTATCTCCGGAACCCATCAGTGGAGACATGCTGTCACCGACTACGGTAATGAAGGCTAAGTTCTGATCTGGTAGCTTCGGTAGCCACTCGGTAATCACAGAGATTGTTTCTCCGTTTTCATCGGTAGTCAGCGTTCCTGATCCACCACTTGCCTCTGTATCAAACTTTCGGATCATTCGATAGTTATCATCTCTGATCACTTCTTCCGTTTTGACCTCATCTATATTTCCAAAGACCTGTTCTATTTTGCTCAGAAAGTAGGATGAATCCTGTTTCCCTTGAAGAACTCGGTTCACTTTAGATCGATCCCATCCAATGGCATCTGCTATCTCTTGTTGAGAATATCCCTGGGACTTCCGCCACAGATCGAACTTTTCTAAAATTTTTTGCACTTTCTTGTTGACTCCATAAATCATTTCTGATCAGATATGCACTCCGATGCACAGAGTGAACGGTTAACGGTTAGAACATGGAGTGAAATGCAAGATAGCAACCTTCTCAATACCACTCAGGCCGCCAAGGCTCTTGGGGTCAGTGTCGATCAGATACGAAGAATGATCAGTAATGGTCAGATCAAGAGTATCCAGACTCACGACAGAAGTCCTCACCTCATTCCAACTGCAGAAATCCTCCGCAACACAGTGATCAAACCGAGAAGTTCAAGAATGAGCTTCGATGAATACTGTGAACTAGATGGACTGAATGCGTCTTTGATCAAGAGACTGAACAAGTCGCTCAACCATTACCTCAGTACTCCGTCAGATCCGTCTCCAGCGATGGCAAAGGGAGTAGCGATCCACGATTCCATTGAACTTCGGTTAGCCGGAAAATCTTTCGGTGACAAGTACGTAATTGCGCCCAATGTGGACAGGAGAACCAAGGCAGGACGAGAGGAATACGATCAGTTTGTAGCAGAAGAAAAAAGAACGGTACTGAAGAAAGAAGACTACGAAGACGTGGTGCTGATGACCGAGTCGGTTTTCAGACATCCTGAGTTCTGGAGAATCATTCCGAATGCGGAAGTAGAACAGGTAATCACTTGGGAAGAAAACGGTATCCGAGCAAAAGCGAGACTTGATTACAGTGACGAGGGACAGCACCTCGTAGTGGATCTGAAGAGTGCTCAGGATGCCTCACCCTACGGATTCAAGAAAGCAGTCACACGGTATCAATACGACATCCAGGCCAACTGGTATCGAAGAGCCTATCAATCTGTTTCCGGTCACTATCCAGAGTTTTTATTTTTAGTAGTCGAAAACACAGCACCGTACAACGTAGCTCTGTACAAACTATCCGATGAACTGATGCACAACGCAGAATTCAAGATCAATCAGGCAGTCGAACTCTACAAACAGTATCTCTCCGGAGAGATCTATAGCCAGGGTTACCATGAGGACGTAATGGAGTTGTCATGAAGCAGTGCAAACTATGCCAGAAGGAGATGTCGGTAACAGCCAATAACCAGAAGTACTGTGGAGATCCTTGTACCTATAAAATGTATGACCGAAGGCATACAAGGCTAAAACCTAGGTACTGTGCAACCTGCAATAGCACTTTCCAACCGAAAACGAATATCAATGTCTACTGTTCCAAAGAATGCCAGAAAGTCGGAAGCAAGAAGTTCTATCAAGAGTATTTAAAGAAGAGACGAGAAGAACGCTCAATCAGATTAAAGGACAAACCAGAGAAGGTTTGTGCCTACCGGCACTGTAATCGGAAGTTTAAGGATGTTCATCCAAACAAACGCTTCTGTAGCACGATCTGTCAGAGAGGGAACGAAAGAGTAGTTGAAAACGAAAAGTGGTTGAACAGAAAAAAGGTCCATTGTGCAGTATCAACTTGTTCCAAGTTATTCATTCAGAAGAACTCCAACCAGATCTACTGTAGCCATCAGTGCAAACAATTAGTCAGAAACTTTCGGGACCGAGAACGATACAAGGAGAATCCGAACAGACCCTGTTCTCGATGTAAACAACGGGTTCTATCAAGGAATTCCAAGGCGAAGATTTGTGATCGATGTTCCAAGGATCTTCAGCAGATCAAAATGAACCGACAGAAGTTCAATACACCGGAATCCGACATTGTCTTTGAACCGGAGAGCAACGACTTCTTCAGCAGTCCTTGGACACGTTTACAGAAAAGACATTTCATCGATCTGGAACCGACCGACTCTTCCGTAGAGTCCTCGGATTTTAAGGATCAAATTCAAAACTATCTCAAGAAAGGAGGAAAGATTACGAAGCTATCAGTCGGTTTCTGTCACTCACCCATTACCATGGAGCAGTAATGATGACCCTGGATAAAGCAAAATCACTGATGAAAGGACCGAACTATATGGAGGAAATGGTCATGGAGACACTCAAAGCCTCCGATCTCTCGTTAATACCGGAGAAGATGGAAGTAGATTGGGACGATGAAGAACTACTGGAAGCCTTCCAGATTGCTCA